GTTGGTTTTATCGGAGTGACTGCGTGGACATTACGCCAAGCAGGGTAAAACAATAAACTGCCGCTTGGCATTTTAAAACAAGCGTCATAGTCAGGGACGTATAAACAGCCGCCTTCCGAGTTGTGCCTATGAGTATATATGGCGTTTAAAGTTTGCTTTATATTCGCCTGATCTCGGTGAAACGGAGCAGATATATTAAAATTGCTAATGCTGCTAGTGAATAAATTACCGAACTTCCATTCATCATTAACCCGTGATACAGCATCCTTATGAGCCTCATGCTGCACAGGAAGCAGGCTCTCCATTGCCTTATCTATTTCGTGAGAAGCTAAGAGCATTGCTTTAATGAAGGTCTGGGCAGACTTTACTGCGTGGACGCTACTCCTGTTGTGATAATCGCGCCTCATTAACTTTCTTTTAGGGACACTTCCTATAATTGCGCTGTATTGAATAGTCCCTATAGCCATAGCTTGCTTATGAGTTATCCCTTGAGCCCATTTCTTTTGAATAACATCTGCGCGCTTGAGCATTGACTTAGGGACATTATCAGAAAGAAACTCTCTGTTAGATATAGCCATTAAATTTGCCAGCCTCGGGAATAACTCAGATGCGTCTTCTAGGTATACTCCAATTATTTCGTCCCCGTCTCTTAGATAGCACGATTCGGTTACATTAGGCTCTATGTATTCGCACCTTTCTCCCGTTTTGCGGCTATGCTCTACTTTAACTAAGTCTATTGTTTGCATATAATGCTCTCTATTAATTCAAACGCTTCTTGGCTGTTAACTACCTCTACGTCTGCCTTAATATTGCTTACTCTGGTTTGAATAGCCTTTAAATGCCTATCTGACTGCGTAGACTTTCGTTTTGCTCTTCCTTTCTGACCGTTGTCAGTTATTTTTATAATATAAGGATTGCAAATGCCAATAAAGGTTTTGTTTGTAAACCTATCTCCTTCGCATATTCCTATCATTCCATTATTTTCTCTAACCGTCTCCCAAAGCTGACAATCTCTCATTACAGCCATTGAAAGTTTGTCGCTGCCTTCAAATACTGTCCCGTCATAAACCCCAAGCACCGATATTACCTTGTTTGTTTTAAACTTAATCATTCCTGCTTTAGCTGGAGTTTTTAGTTTGTATGTTTTTATTAGGCTTTTCATCACCCAAGTCTTACCTGACCCGCAAGCACCTATGACTAATATATTCATGCTTTAGAAAAACGATTAGAGAAACAATCCCAATCTATATCCATCATTATGACCTCTCCGTAGTTCCTGTAATGATTTTGCTTTTCAGGCTTTAGCCCGCAGTCTTGAGGGTTGTCTTCTATTCTCAAGTAAGAAGGCAAACAGGCTTTCCTGCATTCCCAGAATATAGGCAGTTTTTTATTCCACATTCTTTCTGCGGAAAGTATCCTATCTCTAAACATATCGTTATATACGTTAGGATATCTTCTGTTCGGCCTATGCCAACCTTTGTAACAGCATAGTGTGGTTTCTAAAGTAAAATATGATACGTCTTTGTGGTTTATACGCTCTCTAGCTTCTTCAAGCAAGGATTTAGCCTCGACAGTAAGCCAGTCGATAGTTTCAGAAGCGTATTTAAGGTCTTGCTTCTTCCAATCTAAATCGTCCCTACCTAACACTTTACATAGTCCATTTCTATGTGACTTGCTTCCTGATACGTCATCAATAAACAGGCTGTTGCAATCAAGATTCACTCCCGCTATACGAAGATATTCTAAATAGGAAAACGTAGATAAGCGGCCAAAAGTATAAAAGTTGTTTTTTACATAATCCCACGTTCTTTCAAAATTTACATATTTGTCGCTAGTGTTAGCCAGATAGTCGAACATCTCTACCTGAGTCCTGCCGTTTAAGTTATCTTTGTAATTTTGAACGCAGTCTTCAAATACGTTTTTATGATACCGCCTATCTGTATCCCAGCCTATTCTCTTGTAATTCTTTCTAAACCATTTCCTTAATTTTGCTATATCTAAATCAGCTAAAGAAGGAAACTCGTTAAATATTAAATAAGTAGTGATTACGTTCTGAGAGCATCCATTAATATAAGTAAACCAAAGTTTCTCTTCTTGAGTTAGTTTTAGGCGATCAAATATGTAATCAAATGCGTAATAAACGGCTCCCGCATGAGCGTTATATTTTAAATGGAACTCGTAAAATCTTAAAAATACCTCTCTACGGTATTCGGGGAGCCTAAAATCCATGCCATAGGAAAGCTCTTTAACCTCTTTTTTCCTGTTAATCTCGCAATATCTGCCGGTTTTTTGCGGTGTTATACCCATTTAGGCTCGTTCCCTACCACCCAGAAAAGAGTTTTTGGAGTCCAGAACTGAGAAAACATTTCTTTATTCATGTTTATGTAGTTCATGCACTTACCTTCATATCTAGGGTGAAATTCAAGCCCAGCATGGTTATAAGGCATTAAATCAGAATAAGTGCAAAATCCAGAACCGTTTAAATTGTAATGAAATATACTGTATTTACCAGTGTCTCCGTCAAATTTAAATAAAGAGTTTAAATTAAGGTTTTTAACGGCACTTATAATGCTTAATCTGCGGGGGATATAATCTAAGTTGTTACTTCCGTTATTACCTATCCCCATAAGAACAATATTCTTTAATCTTTTAGGCTTAAAAAGTCCAATTCCATACAAAATAGATACAACTGAATTACAGCTGCCGCAGGGAATAATTATTGTTTCAACGTCATTAGGTATATTCCTAACCTGTTCTGCCCCAATTCTGTGAAACGCTTCTATTCTTGACGGAGGGTTTAGCCTCTCATCGACTGTAATATTTGTTTCAAGAACTTCATGGTTGTGAAGCCTTTCTGCTAACTTGAAAGATATGCTTTGCAACGCTTTAGCGTAGCCTATGTTAGTTACATGGAACTTAGCCCCAAGTTCTTCAGCCATCGACATATTTAAATGCTGATGATAATTTTTTGATCCGGTAGCTATTAAACAGCCAATTTTAAAGTGTTTGCAGATAGACGCTATAAAAGGGTGCTGCGGAGAGCCAACTACAGAGCCAGAAACAACGCCTCTTATACTTTTGTGTTTTACCCACTCGCTTACTAGCCATATGCACTGACGCAGCTTAGAGCCGTTAATAGACCCGTACCCTAAGGGAGCAAACTTATCTTCTCTTTTAAAATAAATGCCGCCAATATGCTCTACAGGAGTTTGACGATACAAATAGTCTTCCCAGCGAACATTTTTTCTATCTAAAGACTGGACATCAAATATAGTGCCTTCGTTTAAACTTTCAGCTATCTTCACAGGCTATCTTGCTTAGACTTTTCTGTTTTCATGTGGCATAAAAACATATAACCTATGTCTGCACCCTGTTTTCTCCAATAATCAACCAATTCTCTAGCGTCATCATAGTGTTCGCTTTCAAATTCAATCATTATTGCCCGTTTAACAGAAGTAGACATATCTACAACTTCTTGCGTTATACTGTTATCTACAGCAGATTGATCATCTAACACAGAATAGTCAATTTCTTCTTCAAAAGAAGGAAGTACATCCCAGCCTAATACATCAAGGTCAAAATCAAGATCAGTTAAAGAATCAAGTTCTATTTTAAGCAGCTCATCATCCCAGCCTGAATTTAACGCAAGTTTGTTGTCCGCTATAACGTACGCTTTCTTTTGAGCCTCTGTAAGACCTTTAATGATAATGGTTGGAACTTTGTCTAGGTTAAGCAGTTCAGCTGCTAAAAGACGCCCGTGTCCTGCTATTACGCCACCATCTTGATCTATCAATATAGGATTAGTAAATCCAAACTCTTCTATACTTGCAGCAATCTGTTGCAGTTGCGTATCGCTGTGTGTTCTTGAGTTGTTAATGTAAGGAGTTAATTCTGCTGTAAGACTGTATTTAACAGATAAATCTGTCATTTTAATTTCCCCGTGGTTTTAATTTATGATTCTGTGCCGAATTTATTGTTGCTAATTTCTTCAACCGCTTCTAACAAGCTAATATTGTCAAATCTTTCTGCCACTTTAGCACTCCACAATTCTAGCGCAGCTTTCACCGTAGAGCTGGGAGCACCATCGTGTAACATAGAGGAAATAATGCCATCAAACTCAAGAATGAGGTCTTTCCATTCATAATGAAAACATTGATTAACCGCTTCAATTTGACGTTTTTCCATATTTAACGCTTAACAATATCAAGTCAAATATGATTATATCGGGTTTTAAGCGGAAATGTAAACTATCTTAAATCGTCAACGGCTACGGCTGACAGAGAGGCGAGGATGAAAATAATCATGTAAATAATCACGGGAGTATCCAGTTGGTTGGTGGATCGCAATTATAAAGAGTTCCCCACATGATTTGAAATGATTGATTTTGATGCCTTTAATACCATCTATGGTATAAAGTCCGTTTCGGCTCCCCAGTGGACAAGTCTGGGTCAAAAGGTCAAAAGTAACCTCGGCCTGATCCGTACTAACCACCAGTGGATCACTCTGGTCGGAGAGGTAATGACACCTCGGTTGACTAAAAACTAAACAGTTTGCACATCGCTATGAGAAACAATGCCGCATAAGCCCCAAAAAAGTAAATCTGTTTTACAACTATCGGCTTAAACATCCACTCTTTAATTGGCTCTATATCAAGACTAGACGCATTTTTCTGCGCCCTTGAA